TAAAGGTTTTAACGTCACTCACGGCTCGTTTGAGACGCATAAATTTACCAATACCATATTCTGAATTACCTTCAATAATACGGTCACTGTTCATAGGTTTTGGGTCAAGCCCACCTGAGATTAACTCTTGAATTTGATTTTCGTCTGTGAAGTAACCATTCACAGCATACTGACCACCTTTTTGAAAGATTGCCTGTGCAGCACGAGGTCCATCAGGATCTCCCATATCTGCGTTTTGAGGAAATACTTTTGCATATTCAAGAACCATATCCATAGTATATTTTGTCATTCGAGTGTCCTTTCTAGACTCTGGTAATTATATATAAGTACTTTTTTTGCAACTTTATACACAAAATACAAAAAATATTTTAGTGTATCTCTGCATACGATTTGCCAAACTGTGCGTCTACACCTAAAACAACATTTAATTGTAGCTCTTGGTTCACAGATTTGATTGCTAAATCCATTATGTTTTCAACAACATCTTCTTTTCCTTCTTCTGTTAAAGCTATTACTTCATCATGGAATTGACCTATCGTCTTTATTCCCATGCTGCGACACTCTTTCACCCAACTATCGAAACAGTACACACCTGTTCCTTGGTTTAGAGTTGAGAACCTGTCTTTATCGGATCGTAAACTATACCAAAACTTTGATACTGGGTTTTGTACCCACTGTGATCCGTTTACCTCTCTCACTGTAAGATCGTTTGCCACCTTCTGTACTGCCCAGTTACGTGACCAAAAGGCGTCCAGTAGGTTCTGAGCCTCAGACTTAGTCATACCTGTCTCACGAGCCAGTTTAGCGGCTCCTACGCCATATGTAGCAGAGTAGTTAACCACCTTATAATTCTTACGCAGAGCTTTCAGTGATCTTTCACCAGAATTGTGTTTATCAATATCATCCTGTGTAACAACCCCTGCGTGTTTTGCTAGGTCAAGGTGTGGGTCAAAACCTTCCTTACTCATTTCCTCTACATAGTCTGGGTCTAGTGGTTTCATATAGTGGCGTTTTGTTGTGTCTTCTAGTGATGTCATATCAGCACCACACAATGTGTAACCCTCTGGAGCTACCAGACAACCTCGAATTTCTTTTCCATAAGGTCTGTCAACGGAAGGCAAATTGACAAGTGGCTTGGCGTGTCGAAACCGTAGTGTATTTGTAAAACCTGCGATAGTCGCTTGGACATAGCCATTTCGCTCTGATTCCAACATAGACTTGAGTATGCCAATCCTATGAGTGAGAACTGACAAACCATCAAGAAGAGCAATACTAGGTTCAATCTTCTCAAGTTCTTTAACTGACGAGCATAATTCTCCATCTTTCCTTACCTGTTCTATCTTACGTTCACTTCCATCGTCTTCTCTCACGTATTTGAAGGTTCGAGGCTTCCACCCCAGAGAGTCGAGCCAATCTTTGACTTGTACCATACTGTTAGGGTTCGCAAGTTCTTCCCCCGACTTGACCACCATACTCTGTGTAGAAACTGGTTGCCTCTCCTGTTCACAAAGCTGTACCCATTTCTCCCCATGTGCAGACAAACTACCGTCCTTTTTGTACATATTCTTTGGTTGGGTCTTGGTAGTAAATAATATACGTTTTGGCATCGCATTAGCCAGAGCTTCGATTTTGTCATTCTTTAACCCTTCCCATTCCTCTAGGTGGGCTGTTGCTTTTTCTACATCTAATTTCCACTGGAGGGCTTCCTGCTCTGCAGCGCACTGCATCTTGAACATCAGATAATCAACAAACCTATTTTTATCTCTCTGATCTGGATACAGCTTTTCTAACTTGTAGTTCAGACGATTAAACAACACAGTATTAATACGCACGTCTTCATCGCAACGATGTGCATATTCCTCTGGAGATAGGTTTTCCCAATCACTAATCTTTGGCTTTGGTACGCCAAACTCTTCCCCATAACTAGCAAGCCCATGACTAGGACGATAGAAGTCTAGATACCATGATAAAGGTAAAGTGTCGATTAGTCTTGCTTTTACTTTGATGCCTAGCACTTTTTCCACTGCAGGGATGTCAAAGCGAATAATGTTATGACCAATTAGTATTGGCGCTTCAGTAAAGAAGATACGCATAGCCTCATAGTCGTGCGTATGATGTACTTCTTTGTCTTTACCTAACCAAGACAACACATGAATTTTTGTGCTATCTAGTCCGTCTGTTTCTATATCGAATATACTCATAATACCTCTCGTAGTGTAAAGCTATCAGAACTAAATCTCATTTTGCCGCCTCTACCTTCTTCACTGCAGGGGCGGTTTTTTTGTACGCTGATGTAGGTTGTATTACGTTCCTCTGGATCTTCAGCTTCTTTGTCACGAGCTAGATCAATAATAACTGATGCACGTTGACCAATCATCTTACAATACTTTGGATCACCATTCTCATTGGTGTGAGCGATTGTAACAATACCCACGTTTAGTTCTGCAGCAAGCTTAGATAACCTGATAGATAAATCAGCAAGCATAGCCTCTTTGCTTTCTTCTGATGTACCTGCGACCACATCCTGTATCGGCTCAAAGAATACAAACTTACAATCACAAGCCTGACTGAAGAAACGTATCTGATCACACAGTTCATCAGCACCTTGACCGTCAGACAAGTAAAACTGGTACAGGTTTTCGTCCTTCGTAATTCCCTTGATGGCCTCTACAACTAATCCTTCTGCGTCCTTCTCTTCGATCAAATCCCTTCGGGTAAGATTGTCTCCAACATGATAAGACACAAGCCCAAGAAGTGATCGTAGTTTTGTCTCTTCGAGATGCCAAGTTGCAATCGGTATCTGACGCTGCAACATATTGTATTCGAGATAACGCATAATCTCAGTCTTACCAATTCCTGTGGGAGCTTTGATAACTGTAAAGTGTCCTTGCATCAAACCAAGTATCTTATCGTCTAATGCTTGAATACCTGTCGGGACATACTGGTGTTCTGGAGTATCGTGATACAACGACAAGAATTGTTCAGATGTATTGATAACATTCTCTGGTGTATGCTTTTGTGGTTTGAACCATGCAGACTTAAATTCCTGTATAGCACCTGCCTGTAAGAAATCATTAGCGTCTTTGTATTTATCATGCGGTACACGATAGACCTTGTTGGGAAACAATCTCGCCATTCGATCAGCTACAGCATTTCCTGCTTCATCATTGTCAACAGATAAGACAATACGCTCAAAACTATTTAACCAATCTGCACAGTTCTCCCAGAGCTTCTTAGAGGGCGTAGCAGAGGGCAAAGAGACAACAGGGTTAATGTAACTGCTCTTAAGTATTTGGGCTACTGAGAGAGCGTCTAGTTCGCCCTCAGTCACTGTTACAGTTTTAGAACAACCTGCAGTAAAAAGGTTCATACCAAATAGTTCATCACCTCGAAACCCTTCTTTGGTGTAGAACGCTTTGTCTTCTAGCCTACGAACCTTAATTCCCCCAGAGGGGTAAATATATTCTTGTCTGTCTTTGAACGTAAGAACATTGAAGTCTTTCATTGTTGCTTCATTGATACCACGCATTTTGACATAATTTCCATCAGAGGGGGTTTCCCTCTTTAGGTATGCAACATTCATATCTTGATCCTTATTTAATATTCCAGATGCACCACAAGAAAAACAGTTGTAGACATTCTTCTCTTCATTGTAAGAATAGCAACCTTTGTGATCACAATGTGGACAATCTTGGTGAGTTACTTCTGCCATATTTACCTACTTATGTTTACTTAAGTATTATTATAAAACTTAAGATTTATACTTACGTTAGGACACTAATGTATAAGTACTTTATTTTTATTTTTATACATCACAGACTATTTTTAATCTTTCTCAAAGCCTCTTTTTCTTTTCTATGCACCCAGACTTGGTTATGTGACATGTGTTTAGATACATCATCTTGTGTCATGTTGCTAAAATACCTCATGTCTATTATTTTTAACTCTTCTTCGTCAAGAACCTCAATCATCTTTTTCTTAATGTATCTTATCCACTCTTTTTGCTCATACTCAATTTCCACTGATGGGGTGGTGGAAGAGTTTTCATCTAATTCAGCAGTTTCAGAATAAAGAACATTAAACATAGCTATCTCAGTCCAGTTGTAGGGGTCATTTTCCACTGAAAATCTTTTTGCTTTATCTTGCACTGGAACATGGACAGTATGTTTACGAATATTATAATACTCATTCATAGCACCTTGAATATAAGAATATAATAAGTTTTTATCCGTCTTGCCCTTTGCGACTACTTCTAATGCTTTTAAAACACCCTCAGAAACAAGATCATCATATTCCTGTGGATCTTTATACTTCTTTGCTAACCTCTGACACATTTTTATTATATCGTTTTCATTCATATTTTATGTCCTCTATGCATATTAACTGAAAGCCTTTATCAGGCACTGTGTCTTCATACTTCTCGAATCCAGAGAAGCAATCGTACATCGACTGATAGCTTTGCACATTTTCCACTGAAGGGATGCCATTGTGCATCCAAACAAGAACTAGAACCCACTTCATTTTCTTAACGCTGCCCAAGAGATAGGGTATAGACCTAACATATACATATCTATCGCATAAGCTACAGAGCTTGTTTCAACTTGCGTATCAGATGTGCAGCGTAGGTTACACATATCTGAAAAGGCATCTAGTGATCCCGACCAGTACCATTCTGTAATCATGCTCTGGGGTAAATGCATCCTTGCCTGTTCTGGACATACACCTTCATCTATCTGTTGATTATAAATCTGTAGCGCACTTTTGTTGTAGTAATTCACATTAGCGTTAGTTTTAACTTCCCCTTCGCTACCTTGCTTCTTGTCTTCACTTCGACCACGCCAACTCTCAGGCTCATAAAACTCTGGCTCATAATCAACATACCTGCGACTAATCTCATTCCACCGTAAGAACTTATGCTTCACCAATTGTCGAGCAACAAAAACTGGTGCTTTAACATGAAAGCTTGCAAAGCAGTGTCCAAACGGACTCATGTGTTTATGCTCTGCTAAGTATCGAATAAGATTTTTATCTCCCTCCCTCATCTCATACTTGCCACGTTGTATGTCAGTGCAAATGAGTTCAGACTTTTTGTTAAAGCTTACCCTTGCTGCATTTACTACGGTAAGATCATCACCCATGTGATTTATATATTTTACCTCAATCATCTTTATTTCCCTTGAACCTATGTTTAAAGAAAACAATGGTATTTATAAGCGTGTTCAAAGTTATCATAGCTAAGATCCACCATTGCGACCAGTTGAGATTAGCTTCCTCTATCATTCAGCTTCCTTGTGTTCTCTTACTGTCTGATCCCACAACTCAACAAACTTCCTCACCTGATCTTTGGTTAGCTCACATGATCCTCTAAAGATATTAGAGATTGTGATAGAACCATCGTCCCAGACTAGCATGTGAGTTGCAGGGTCAATTACCTTCGCTGTTTTTATACGCATCGCTATCTCCTTTATGCTTACGTTTTCTATATATAGTCTTCTTCTTTTCCATTACAACCCTTTGCCTATATTTAGGTTGTCTTAGATCTTTTGCCATTGGATTAGAACGCAATCTCTCCTTCTTCATTGTACGGACTCCTAAAATAATCCTTCTGCATACATTCGGTTCTAGGGTCTACTAATTCCTCTAGAGCCTCTAATTCCGTTGGGGGGAGTACACCCATCCTGATTAACTCATTTTCCATCTGGGGCGGTATAGAATACATGATCGCCAATCCTTCCATCTTCTTCATAATGCCTTGCCCATGAGGGGCGCACATTTAAGGCGTGATAATGGGTAGAGGTCATTGCGCTACTATCCTTCTCGAAAACCTGTAATGCCACTGCACGAGCCGTTAATGCTGCTGTCCACTCGATTTGGTTATCCAGTATGTAGTTTTCTATTCTGTCCGATTTTCCATCGTGGGTAAAAGAAAACTGTTTATCATCAAAAACAACTCCACAAATTGTATTAGGAAATCTTTGATCCTCAACTCTGTTCATTACGACCTCTGCGATAGCATACTGCCCCATCAGAGGTTGGTCACGACTCTCGAAGAAGATCGCAACCGCTAAACACTCTAGCCCTATCATTTATCTAACCCTCGATCACAAAAATCTTTTATTAGGCTTAAGTGTTTTTTACTTGCCCCCACCAATATTGATTCTATCAAGTTTTTTACCACCCTCCCCTTTAGAGTTATTACTGGTAGGTCTTTCGGAGAGCCATCGAATATCTCCAACTTTGTTGTATAAATTCCAAAGCCATTCTCACTATATTTAGCACCTTGCCATTTATAACCACTTGCTTTGAGGCTTTCACTAATTCCCTTACTGGGTAAGTTAATTTCAATACTCATATCAAACCCTCAAAGTTACTGATGTTATATCCGTCACTCGTGACAGGTTGAATGAACGCCATGCATCCTTGTCCAGATCCATCACAGGCATATTGTCTGGGACTTCGAACTGTGGCTTGTCAGGCGTTGGCATAGATGCACACATTGTACGGAACGTACCATCAGTCTTCTGGAAAGTAACATGAAACATGTTATCGTATCCAATCATCTTTAGTGTTTCTAGTACTCTGCTTTTAGGTATAAACATTTTATTCTCCTTATTTCCACTAACCCTCTTATGAAGTGATTCGCAGGGTTTGTCAACTGTTAAGCGTTGCAGATTCAAAATCATTCCACTCTTTAAGATCTTCATAACAAGAACTGTCTAGATTTATCTGAACATTACATCCGTTAAGGCACACACTTTCTATCTCACTGCTTAACATTACAGAATTATGTTTTCCTATATACACTGACATTCTATCTGATAAAACCTCAATTAGATTACATATTTCTTCATTAGATAGGCTGTTAGCTATGCCCAATACTTTTTCAAATTTAGTTGTCATGTTATCACTCATTACAATATTTATTGATAAACGTCATTTCGATGTTAACATGTCTGTCGTAATGCGTATATGCATCAGCTAATTTATTAGCGACCTTGTTAACCTTTAGTATAAACTGTTCTTTATCATCATAGTCAGAATTAAAGAATGGTATTTCAACTATCAACTCTTTTGTTTCATCCACATAGTAAGCCCTGTCGATACCGTACACCGATATCTTAGCATCACAATGATCAAACACGCTTGTTTTTTCTTCAGTCATATCAATACTCCTTCCGATCTGTCTCTAGACTGTAACCTTTTTCGTAATTCTCAATTTCCTCTGGGGTCATATCCTTCTCGACAACAATATTCCGACCCAAATTATCTAACCAAATATGGGGGTTTCTAGGTCTGCCATAATACTTGTCGGCTGCTCCCCTCATCTCTGCTAGTTCTTGTCTTCTGCTTTGCCTAATTTCCACTGGTACTCTCCTTCTGTTTATCTGCTATGTCTTGTACTCTATCCATATATACACACATTGCAACCGTTAAATCTTCGATAGTTGCTTTTTTGGCACACTCCCTGATTGTCTCCCATGCATGGGCTTTGGGGTGTTTCTGAATTGTTTTCTTTTCTTCGATTACTTCTTTTGCAGCAACATCAATTGCGCCTGTGAAGTCATTGAGCCACTTAAGTAAATTAGGTTTGTCTGTTGGTACTTCAACCATAGTCGCACCTATCTTTTTGGCTTCTGCCTGAGTGCCTACCCACTCACCAACTTTGTTTGCATATAATCTCATTATATTCTTCCTACAACTCTCTGTCTAATTGATTCGTACTCTACATCATCTAGCAGTTTGGTCAAGTAATCTTTTATGACCTTCACATCATCTTTTAAACGATCAATATCGTTCTTAGCATCTTCCAGATATTCAAACAGGCTGTTAATCTTGTCCTGCTTAGTCCACGACATATCACCTTCACATGTGTGGTTCACATTAATCCCACGTTCAGCATCTTTACGATACTCTTCTGCTCTACAGATAACCTTATGTAGGTCATTGTCGATTTCTCTGATTTGTCTGATAATAATTTCCATCTTATATTCCTTTCACATCTCTCATATAAGCATCAACAACATCAGGATCAATTTTGTTGATTAACCAACGTGCTAGATCCTTGTGGTCTTTGTTGTGGTCATACCAATCATTCATTAACTGGTGTACTACTTTGTCTATTGTTTGATCATCAATCATATACATTTTATTCTCCTTCAGCTTCTGCTTGTAAGAAATCAGCAAATGTTTGGCTCATCTGCGTTATAACTGTAGCAAGTGCCATGTCTCTTTGTTCTTTTTCAGTGGTAAGCATAAGAGAACCACCTAGTGCTCTAGCCAAGCTAACCATTGCCATTTTTCCATCCGCTTCATTCTTTTTAAGAAATCTCATCATAAGCATCATGGCATTCTGAAAGCTACCATCTGCATCAAAATCTTTATCTACCATTGTTTCATATTTACTCATTTTACTTTCTCCTTATTTCCACTGTAGGTATGAACTGATTCGCAACCAATGTCAAATCCTTATTTCCACTGGAGGGGGTCACGGTCATTTTCCACTGGGGGGTGTACGGTCATTTTCCACTGGAGGGGGTGTGGCAAAAATACCACAGTTCCTGATTCGTTCCAGTTTCTTGATTCGTTCTTGATTCGTTCTGCGGTGTGACAATTATGCAACGATTCGCAAAATAATTTTACTTGACACGATATTTTCTTGACTCGATAGCACGAATCAGATAACCGACCAAACGAATCGGTATGACCAAATTGCATGGCTGCTACAACAAAATTGCATAGGTCAGAGGTATGATCAAATTGCATAGGTATCATTCCAAAATTGCATATCGATTCTGCCACAACTAAAACAGTGTGAGTCAAGTCATAGCTGCTATGCAGTTTTTGCATATGTGACAATTTAGTACTTGACAAGCCAGATTCACGTTTTGTTCTAATTTGGTTCTTTGTTCACTACAGATTCACGATTCGTTCTCGTTTTTTGGCGTGTCAAGCAAAAATTTCGATTAGAACAAAAGTGAACATTCGATATTAGCGCCACTGAGTGCATAGAATCACTTTTTATGAATAATGAGTCATAAAACCTATTAGGCCACTCAGTGAGCCTCTCCGAGCTTCTCAGAGCATTTTAGTTATACATTATAATGGTAAAATAAATGTTTGACTCTATTGATAGAATCGCAGTAAAAGAGAATCACAACAAAACAAACGGAGTCGAAAAAATGGCAAACAAAATCTTACATACAATATTATTAACTTGTGCAATTATATCTGGATCTATGGTTATAGTAGCGCCACACTTTCTAGATAGTGCCGAAGCTTTAGCAGTGGTTATAAACGGATTAGTTATATTATTTGCAAGCTTTATACTTGCATTCTGGGGTATAGAATAATGAATAACGATATTAGTATTCTAGAAAAGATTGAATATGTACACGCAACACTTCAAGAACAGAGAGGGCAAACAGCGTATACGGATATGATTGATAACTCGCTATTGATAATTGAAGAACTCAGAGAGAAATATATTGGAGAAAATAATGATACACGAGAGAAAAGCAAAACAACTATTAAAGAAAATTATTGAGCATGCTCAATTAGATAGATCTATTTTTGTAATAGTAAGAGATGAAGACGGAGAGAAGATGAACGACACAAACAAGGTTGACGAGATTATTGATTGCATCTTTTCTGTTGATTGTTCAGAAGTACTATTTGTCGATAGAATTAGACGTAAATATAAAGGTTGGCTATTCATAGTATTGGAATATGAGAGACTACCTGAAGAAATTATTAGCGACTATTCATACAACAAATACACTGAAGAATTAGTGAAAATAGGGGAATTAGTATTATGAGTAATGGGTACATTTTATATGATGGTAAAAGCCTAATTGATGGTAAACCTATCGTAGCTATCGCAACAATTGATAGTAGCAATAAAAAGACTGGTGCAATGGTTCAAACATGGATTCTGCGTTCTGATATTGACCCAGTTACAGCGTCAAGAACTGGTCAAGATTATTCAATATGCGGCAATTGTCCACATAAAGGTAAACCATCAAATAAAGATAGTGGACAAGCTATTAATAGAACGTGTTATGTTAATCTAATATTTGCGCCTAATAACATTTATAAGAGCTACAAAAGAGGCATATACAAAGACGCTACAACGCATAAAGATATTAGAGCTATTGGCCTATTACGTGGAGTCCGTTTGGGTAGCTATGGCGATCCTCTAGCAGTGCCAAAGTATATTTGGGATAGCTTAACTTGTTCGAGTGAATATGTGACTGCATACACTCATCAATCAAATACAATGCCGCAATATATAATGACTAGTGCCGACAACCTACAACAAGCAGAGTCGGCATGGAGTCGGAATGAGCGAACATTTAGAGTCATTAGTTCAATTGATAAACTGGTAAAAGGTAAAGAAATACTTTGCCCTGCATCTAAGGAAGCAGGAGAGCGAGTCCAATGCGCTCAATGCAAGTTGTGTGGGGGCAATAGTGTAAAAGGCAAATCAGTGGCAATTGTGGCGCATGGTACGTCTAAACGTAAAGCAAAGGAACTAGTAGAATGAAAACATATAAATCAATTCATGAGACTCCATATTTAGCAGGAGTCGGTATACGTAAACGTTGGGATAAATCAGATGTTATCGCAGAATATGACTCGAACTTAAATTTGACATTGCAACAATTATCTAGGATGTCTGGATGGGATATTAAAGAATTAAAAGAGTTGTTAATGTCTTAATACTTTCATAGTTGACTCCCTCCAACTGGCGGCTATTCGTAGCCGTCTTTTTTTTGTTGCCTAATCAATGCTTTATCGAGTGTTATAATATAACATTTCACTTTTGTTTGTTCTTTTGTGATCACGAAATGATTCGTGTGAGTCCTGCCGATTCGCTCTCCGTGTCAAGTAAAAACCTTTGTCAAGCCCTAAATTTAATCTTATGTGTTGTAATTATGCAACATGGTTAAGCTTGTGACATTTTTGCAACAGTTTGGAATAAATCTAGCCCGAATCAAAAATAATGCTTGACTTTTATAGGGACCCTCCGTAAAATACGCAAAGTGATTCGGTGGGGGCGTAACCACCCATATGTCCAAAATAAAAAATTTGGTAACGATTCGTACCTGTGTGTCAACAAAAAAGATTCGTTAGAAAACAGCAGTTTATAAAAAAAATAAAATTTGTGTGTATAAAACAACAAAAAAAGT